TAGTTGACCTGATTCATCTACATTAGCATTATTAGGGACTATATGTCCTATAGGAAATATACTTTGTTTGCTTAAATCAATTTGTGCTAAGTCTCCATAAGTACAAGTATTTATACTTACGTCTTCTAGTAGATTAACTTTTAAAGAATCTAACATTGTAAAAAAAGCAGTTGCTCCTATATTATTATTTGCCATTTTTAAATTTATTTTTTATGTTTTGTGCCTCAGCCTCTTCTAATTCTTTTTGATACTGAAGCATTGTTAAACAGTGATGAACAGGTTTACGAGTAACCTCTTCTACCTTTGTTATGTCTCCGTTACTTAATTTATATATACTATTATACCAACCATATTTTACTCTAAAATCTTCGTTTGCTCCGAAACTTTTTTCTTCAGTCTGTTCTCCTGTTTCAGAGTAGAGGTTAGAGTAACTTCTAATAATTCCGTCTCTAAACTGTAAAAAAAAACCAAGGCTGATACTGCTACAGAAGTAGGCATATTTTTTAATACCTCTGCATAATGAACTCCGTCATAAGGTTTAAGTTTATACTTACCTTTATAGGTCATATCAATAGGACGATATAAAACAGCCATAGCTTTATTCATAGTAGCCCAATTAGTTAAATTAGTTTCTGCGTCTATGTATTCTCCAAAACTTAGATCCTGTAAGTCAGGAACAAAACCAAACTCTAAGCCTCCGAGCTTGAATCTAGTTATAAGACTAGGTTTTTGATTAAGTACTTTATTGAGTTTATTTACAGCTTTGTCTACGTCTGTCATTTTATACTGCAGACCCTCTTTAGGTTTTAGCCCACAGAATATTTCTAGCATTTTAAGACTAGCCTCTTCGCTTGTATAGTCTTCGTCAGATTTACCCTCAAACTCCATAAGGAATTTTTGATATTGGTATAGTGGTATGCTATGTAAATCTTTAGGTATTAATAATTCTATTTTCTTCATACTATATATATAACGTTAAAATTTTAAATTTGAGGCATAAAAAAAACCCCCTAGAAAATCTAGAGGGTAATTTAACTAAACACTAATTATTAAACAAATTCTTTTTCTAAATGTTCAAATTCGTTTTCTCTGAGTTTTAATTCTTCAAAGGATAATCTAGCAAGGTATAATTTGTTGTCGTAGTCGTCCCTTTGTTTAGTATAGTATTCTACGTTCCATTGAGCCTCCTTTAGGAGTTTCTCGTATCTAGTTTCTTTTTCCATTATCTTATAGCAAATTGTTCGTCAGTATAAGAAGTATAAAAAGTCTTAGGTAATTGCTTAGTAATAGCTAGTGCTAAAGAATTATTATTATTAGCATATTTACATATCATAGTAGATAGTTTACCTTGAAGCTCAAATAGTTCTTCTTGGTCTAGCATATCACATAAGAAGAAATCGTCTCCTAAAGTGTTGGCTATTGCTTTTACTAACTTAGTGTTAGTGTACTCGTTTTTTGTTTTCATCATATAGTATTTAATTAACCAAAACCTATTTAGTAGTTTACGTCTGTTCAGGGGCTCGGTTTACCTGAGACGACAATTATTCTCATTGCTGAGGTTTTCGGTCTTACTGTATATCTGCCTACTAACGACAATACAAATATAGTAAATATAAATGATATTAACAAACGTTGTGTATAAAACTTTTATCGTATAGCGTAACGAGCTACCTTTGGTCTAGCTAGTTTTTTGATAATACTATAACGGACTGAATCAATACTATGATCGTTTTTTTGTACAGGAACATTAAGCAGAGTTCCGTTTTTATCTTCTTGCCATTTATAGTTTTTAAACTCCTTTAAAGTATTCATAGACCTGGAGGTTATATGGAGCTTGTATCTTTTAAGTAAGTCAATACCCATATTAATAGAGTCCCTACCTTTTTGAGCAGCCTTAACATTATATCCGTATCTATGCAGTTCGTCTATAGACTTAGGCTCGGCTGAGTCTGCAAAGATTTCTATTTGTCTAGTTATTCCTAGTTCTACAAATTTGTCTTTTATGTCTCGGTTAGTTAAACCATAACTATAAAATAATTCATCTATATATAATTTGTCTTGATAGACGTAAGAAAAAACTAAACAGCTAGGATCGTTGACAAAGCCCCAATCTAAACCTCCTGCTATAAACTCAGCCTCAGCAGGTATTTTATCTATTTCTAAATAAGTAAATATAGTTGCTCTATTCCTACCTACCTGACCTAAACCATAAACCCTCCAATAGTCAGCGTCAGTATCTTTAAGGCGTTCTATTTCTTTTACTATGTCAGGGCTTAGAAACCTATTATCTTTATAAGTTGTTATATTAAAAAAAGCATCGTTCCTAGTTTTAACTTTGCTATATATCCAGGAGTATTCATCGGAGGGGTTATAATCTAAAATAAGGTTAGACTCAGTTCTAAATAGAATTTGATTAAATGATTCGTAGCTACATTCGTTAGCCTCGTTTATAAAGGCTATATGTCTTTTACGTCCTTTAAGTCTTGAGGGTTGGTCGATACTCACAAACTCGAATAAATTGTTGTTTAGTTTATATTCGCTATTACTTTTATTATGAGCTTGGTCTTCGTATAGATTATACGTCTCAAGTATGTCGAAGAAGTCTCTCATTACTGTAGCCCTTAAAGCAGGATAGGTAGCCCTAAATATTGTAATGGTTTTATTAGTATGTTTCATAGCATACCCAAAGATTAACCAAAGAATTATATTATAGGTTTTACCTGAACGAGTTCCTCCTTGAAATATTTTTATTTTATGATCTGACTTATGCAGATAGTCATATACTATATTAGTCTGTACTTTCATCTATTGAGCCTAAAACTTCTACTTCAAATTTCCTAGCTTCAGGTATAGCAATTTCTTGACGTTCTACATAACCTCGGCTTTTAGCCCTAGTTTTTAAATAGAATATAATTGAAGCAGTGTCGTTAGCTTTGATTCTCTCATAGAGCTTAGACTCTACAAAATCTATAGCTGACTCAGTTATGTCTTGGACTTCTTGTTTGTAGTCTTCGTCTTCTTTTAACCACCTATAATGAGTCTGCCTACTAATATTTACAGCTAGACAACTTGTAGAAACTATGCCTAGGTTAAAGGTCAAGGCTTCTATCATATCCTTTTTTTTAGTGTAACTTTTGTCATTCATTTTATATATAACGTAAGAAATTTATTATTTGCTAAGTAATTCTTTTAGAAACTTTCTAGTTTTATTTAATTGGTTTTTGGTTTGTATCTTACTAACTAGGCTTATTACATTGTTAATTTGCCTTGGAGAAACTTCTTGTAGTTTTATAACGTCTACTATATCTAAGAAATGAGGGTTTCTAAATACTACGTCTTTAAAGTTTTTTATACTATGTATAATAGTAGTATGATGCCTTTTTTTGTTTTTACTTAAATAGTAATCTCTTATTGCAAATAACGTCTGCTGATATTCTACTTTTAATAAATAATCAAATAAAGCTCTAGCGTCTACTAGGTCTTGAGTCTTAGCCTCTATAAATATATTAGTCTTAGTATGTTCTATTACTAAGTCGGCTACTCTTTTTATCTGAGAGTTATTTAATGGTTTTTTAATTATCTGGTTTGTCTTTAACATTTTCTTTTTTTGTTTCGGCTAACTCTGTAACCATATTATTATAATTCATTAATAAAGCGTATAAATTAGTTACTGCTTTTTCTAGCTGACTAATACGCTGAGTATTTGTACTTTTTTTCGGTTTCATTACATTGATTTATTTAAAATTTCTATACATAGATCCTTTGGTATTTTACTACGTTCATAATTATTTTTTTGACCCTGAAGACCTTTACCTAAAGCTCCGGCTTCTTTTTTAGCTTTATAACCTCTAGGCTGTTTATCGTGATGACAATTTTCATTACCATTAAAACATTGAGGTCTTGGTAGCCAACCATTCGGTCTAAACAAACTATAAATATTATTACTCCAAATATCGGTAGGTTTAGCATAGCTTAAACCATACTTACAATACCATACTGTCGTTTTAGGTAGCCCATACATAAAAGGCATTTTCCGTAACATTCCCCTAGGGTTTTCAATATACCAATATTTAGGTTTTAGTTGTTTAATAATACTTAGTGTTTTTTTTACTATGTCGTCTGAAACTTTAGCAAAGTCTGACATTGGTTTATTATGGGGTCTATGGTGCGAAATAGCCGAAACGCTATAAGTAGTACAAGGAGGCGAAGCCCATATCATAGTAGGCTTAAAAGGTATTTTGTTTATATCAAATTCTAATATATCTACGACATAATCTATTTTATCAAAATTATGCAAGTCGCTACTAAAAACTTCAAAGCCTAATTTCTCTGCTTCTATTCCTATACTACGACTACCTGCAAATAATTCTAATAGCTTCATAACAATAACGAAGTTTGAGTTGTATTCTTACTCTCCATAATTCCCATAGCCCTATTTAATATTACGTCTCCAACCTCATAGTCTACTAAGTTTCTTATAATTTTTATTTTACTTTGACTCCCTTTATAAGTGTCTAAAAACTTTCTATCAATTTTATGAAACTCACATAGTTTATTTTTTTCATCGTCAGCCTGACCACACATTATACCCTTTGCCTCGGCTCTATCTATAGTAGCAGGTAATTTAAAATTACACCAATATAAATGACGACCTCGTTTCTGAGCTTCGTC